TATCAATTACAAACATATTTACACGAGTATTTGAGTGGTCTGGAGAAAATTCAATTCCTGTATTTGTTCCACTTGAAACGACCAAAGAAGATGAGGGAGAAGTACTACCAATACCAACATTGCCAGAGTCAGTCATTAACATTACAAGTTTTGAACTTTCTATGTTTTTAAATTGTAATGTAGAATCAGAGCCACTATTAGCATTAAATACTTGCCATTCTTTACCATTGGCTTGCGTTGTTTTAAGTGATAAATAAACATTATCATCAGATACAACTTTTAAGTTTGCTCCACTTTTATTTATTTCAAGAGCTTCTGAAGGACTCGCAGTTCCCACCCCAGTATTTCCATCCGCCCGAACAACAAATTTTACATTTCCAGCACTTTCATCTAATGTGCTTGAGTTACCTTTAATAAATAATGGGTAAGATGTAGTATTCTCATCGACACCAGCAATGAATATTCCATTATAATGATTTGTTGAATTTGTAGGATTATCTATATGCAAAGCATAATCTGATGAGGTTTGTTGAATGTGAACTTTAGCTTCTACTGTATCAGTTCCAATCCCAACCGCTCCATCTGAACCTTGTACAAAAAAAGCGTGTGTATTTGTATCTGACTCAACTCTAAAATCTACATCATGCCCAGCATCATTTATTGTAGTATTTCCACTTAAAAATATTGTGCCTGTTCCGTTTGTTGTTTGGAGTCCAAGATTTGCAGAAAAAATATCTCCACCGGTAACAGTTAAGTCTCCAGCTAGTGTTGTATTACCAGATGAATCTACTCTCATGCGTTCAGTTGAATTAGTCTCAAATACTATTTCGCCTGTACTTGTTTGAGCATTTAAAACTACTGTATCATCATTGTTTGTAGTGGATTGTGTCTCTATTAACAAACCTCTGCTATCTTGACCAGAAAACATAGCGTGAACACTATTTAAACCACCTCTTACGTCAAGCTTTTGTTGGGGAGAAGTAGAATTTATACCAACATTACCATCATTAGAAATAGTAACTCTATCTGTTTGATTTGTATTTAATCTTAATGGATGATTTCCTGTTGACCTTATTAGAACCCCTGTGTCATCTGCTCTTAAATCAAGAATAGTACTATTGGTTGTATCTGTAAGTCTTATTGTTGGTGAGCCACTACCACTTCCATATAAAACATAAGAAGAGCTTGGAGCTACTCCTACACCTAAATTCCCACCTATTTCTAATTTTTGAGGTATATTAACATTCCCAGATGTATCTATGGATAACCTTACTGCATTATCAGTAACATCAAATATTGAAAATCCTGAAGATGTAGTTCCTATTATACCAGCCATTAATTCAAAACTTTCTCCATTTGTCAATCTAATTCCATCTGCTGTAGTTGTACCACTTTGAGTAATATGTAGCTGGGAAGATGGCTGACCACCTATTCCAAGCCTATCTGTATTTAAAAATAATGGAGAAGTAACTCCTGTGCTATCATCTGAATGAACAATTTGAATTGCATTGCTACCATTACCAGCTACTAATGTATCCGTATTACCATTTAACTTTAAAAGCGATTTATAACTACTCGCTACTGTTGAACCTTTTAAACTTGCCATAATAAATCCTTTATATAATATCTTCCCATTTACGATGTTCGTTTTGCCATAAATCAGTTATGCTACCCCAAAGATCTCTTACCTTACCTGCAATAGCTGCAGTTGCAGTTGCGATACTTGTAATAGCTACTGATATACCTAATTTCATATTAACCTATGTAAGCTATTACTGTTCCAGAGGTAAGGTCTATTTCTGTCCATCTTCCAAAAATAGTTAAGCCTTGTGGGAATGTATTACTTGCATCTATTTGAGCACCACCTGATCCTTGTGAAATAGTTTCAGATCCATCTGATTCATCATGTGCTGCCGCTTGTGTATTTGGATATAAATCTGAATCTTCTGCCACTAAACCACCACTAGCATCAAATACAGAATCTTCTAAAAATGTGATTGCTACGAATACAGAGTCTGTTGGTGGACTTGCTGCAGCCGTTGTATCTATAAACATAGATCCTACTTGTCCAGCACCAATATTACCTGCTTCTACTACTGTATATTTTTGTTTTCCTCCAGCCATCTTGTTTCTCCTTCTTATGCCTTACCGAGCTTGACTATTCTCATGGGCATGTTGATTAAAATTTTTTATGCTACGTCATCTAATATTGCAGCTATTGTACATCTAACAGTTCCAGTAGATGTAGCAGCATGAATATCAGCAGCGTTTAAACCGTCTTTAAACTTTAAATTAATAGCTTCACCTGCACCAATTTCTAAAACATCTCCTACTGATGCTGCATCTCCAGCATCTAAACATATATATACTTTAGCAGATGTAGATGTAGAACCATCCGTAGTTCCACTATTTTTCAAAAATAAATACTTTACATGATCGTTAATAGTTGTTGTACCGCCTTCTGTAAAAGCTGTTCCATTTGCTATTAAATCAGCACTGCTTCCTGTAATATCTCTTGATGCACTATACACCCATTTATCATTAGCATCTGCTTTTGCATATTCTAACTTTCCACCTAAAGTTTGTTTTATATCGTGATGAATTACATCTACTGAATCAGAATCGGAATCAGCAGTTACAGTAACGACTGGAGTCATTGAGACTGCTCCTCTAGCGGTATCTGCCATACTTAACCTCTTTGTTGCTGTGGCATATCACCACGTATTAATAATTGTAAACCTTGATTGTATTCAGCTTTTAACTGATTATACTGACTTTGCTTCCACTGATAATCAATATTATGCTTTTGTATTTTTGCATTATAATTTTGGACATCAGAACTAAATTTTTGCAGAATAGCTCCTACTTCAGCTTGATAATCTTGAACTTCTGCAGAGTATTTATCTAATGTAGATCTATACTCTTGAACATCTTTTTGAAAATTATTTATAGCGTTTTGCAGATTTAACTGAACGTCTTTATCTAAATTTGATTTACGTGCATTAAACTCTTGTTGCACATTCTGAATAGCAACTTGAATACTTTTTTGAAACTCTTGCTGTTTACGTTGTATGTCTTCTTGATAAGCAACATTAGCATCATTAAATACATTCAATTGATTTTGTATATTTGCCTGATATTCTGCTATTTGAGCATTAATCTCCTGTATTTTTGCACTAGCTAATTCAACATCTTCATCTGTAGATATAAATGTATCTACTGTAGTAAATGAAGGAGTTGCAACAGGAGGACTATATACTGGTGCAGTTTGTGTTAAAGCTGCCATATCACTTACTGCAACTAATGATTGCACCATGTCGTTTACACTTGCATTGCTATAGGTAAAAGATGGTGCAGATGGAGTTGCTGGTGATACAGGTAAATTTGGCTCTGATATATCTGTAGGCAAACTAGATGTTTTATCGGCCATCAATCTTTGCAAACATCGCACAGATGCACCTAATACAATTAGACTTACTGCTTCTTCTGGAAAATTAATAGCTGAACTATCACTTTGTACAATAGCAGTAGTACCATCTGATGTAGGTACATTAGGAACATAATGCAACACACCAGATGTTTCATTGTTACTTGATAATCCAATAATATATATTTTTGCACCTTCTAGGTAATAAACTGGATCTGTATCGCTACCAGCATATATTGAACTATCATCTTTAAATTTTGCTTTGCTTGTAGGAGGAATTTCTCTAGCGACTAAATCATCTTTATCTACTCCTAGTATTTTTTTATCTCTAACTGTTAAGCCAGAAGAGGTTACATCTGCCGTTTTGGATACTTTTAATAAATCTTTAATTGGCAATACTTGAACAATTTCTCTTCCAACATCTTGAATAGAGGTTGTAATTAATGTATCGTCCCCAACTGAACCTATTAAATCTTCTATTTCTGTTTTAAATGACATTAGAAATCGTATTGCCTTATGTGATACCCAGAACCATCTTTGCGTTTATTTGCAAATTTCTTGCCTTCTCGTATACACATTTCCCATTGGTTATTAAAATATTGAGCTACTTGTAATGTTTGAGGATTTAGCTCATATCCTTTAGCAATAGCATACGTAGCTAAAGCATCATGAAATTCTGAAGGTATTGCAGGAGATTCATCCATTCTAATTCCACCTGAACCATCCCCACCTGTAGTTCTTACAAAATCTTCGTCTAATTTGACAAAATACAATGTTAATTGTTTTACTTCGCTAGGAGAGATATAATCTGTGCTTGTGTCTGTATCAGATGTTTTTGCGATCCCTAGCTGATCTCTATCAATCCACCAAACGTTTTTTAAAGCACTTCTTCTTGCATCTACACTCATGTTAAATCCGCTTTTTCTGGTTTACCAACTAATCGTTTTATTTCATAACCATCGTAATCCACTCGTGTTATTTCAGATATAGTAGAATCAATAGTTGTTAAGCTATAGTACCTTTGATCTGCAACTGTATTTGTAGTTGCTGTACCAGTAAGTATTCTGGTTTTCCTACAAAACTCATCCAATGCTTTATTTAAAAAAATACGTATTTGTGTTTCTCCTAAATTTGGATGATGCTGTTTAACCGTTTCTATTAATTGTTTTTGTGTCATTTAATTTTTAAAGGTTTCTTTAAAGCATCTATTACTGATCTAAACATGGATTTCTTTTTCTTTTTTTTAAGAATCATCCTTTTTGTACTACCTGTTCTATTTGCATTTGTTAACATTTCTTATCCAATGTCAGGGGAGCATAAAGCTCCCCCAACTTGTTTTGTTTATTAACTGATTGTAATACCAGCAGCAACTTTTCCAAGTCCGCCAACGATATAATAATTTGTACCATCAGATACTAATTTTATATAATCGCCTGCTACTGCTTGACCATCTACAAATGTAATAGTTGTATCACTACCATCACTTGTATCAGCAACATCATCAGCCGCACCTGCACTTACTGATCCTAGTATTGCACCAGAAGGAGCTACAATTGTATAGCTTGCACCAGACGGAGCAGCTTTTACAATAAATGTACCTTCCCATCCTGTATTGCTAGGAGCAGGTAAAGTAGTTGCAAATTCAGTTGCTGAATTAAGCATAAACACTTTACCGCTATCGGCATTGCTTAATGTTGAGGCTTCAGTCAGTTCTTTAACACCTGCACTTGAACCACCTATATAAGGTCTAGCCATAATAAGCCTCCTTACGCTGTGATTTTAAACAAGTGATGACTTTCAATTAGCTGTATACCAACACCTTCATCAGACATGTATTGATCTTTAACACCGTCAAAAGCATTATCGGTCTTAATGTTTGTCTGATACATAGATGGACGATAGACTGCATGAAATAGATTTTCATCAGATACAACTGCCATGTACTTGTTATAAGGCCCACGTAATGCTGGAGTTGGAATCAACTGCAACATACCATGAGGTGTTTCAAGTACTCTATAGTTAAACCCAAGAGAATCACGTTTCATGTCTCCAAGCTGAACTGTCCAACCAGAGTTGCCAGCTATGCCTGAAGAACCAGCCATTTTAGACCAGTAACCTAAAGCACCAGCTCCAACAAAAGCACGTTTCACACCTGCTTCTGGGATATACTGGAATACTTTTTCCATGTCATCTACGAAGTTTGAATACCCATATGAACTATCTACAGTAAATACGTTTTGTGCATCATGTGTAGAAGTAGAATTACCATACTTTTCTAAAGCAGAAATAATTCCATATGTAGTTCTTATTAAGTTTCCGTCTGAATCACTTCTTCCACCATCAGCTAATACTCCTTCATTTGGATCAGATCCTAAATTTCCTGCATCATAAGAGGCATCTCCAAGACCAGTTCCACCAACTCTTTGACCAAACAAGAATGCTTTTTCTTTTTGCATTTTGTGTTCTTGAGCTTTCATTCTACGAAGTCTAGCTAGTTCAGATGATTCTCCCCTAAGTACTGCTGCTTCTAAAGTACCAGTAACTTGAAGTGGGGTTTTAAAGATCTGACAAGAATTGTAAACAACATCTAGCTCATCTGCCCATGCTTCAGGAGCTGAACTACCTTCACCATGTGCATTACCAATAACCATGTAATAATCATTATCAACAAGATCGTAGTCACTTCCACTTTCTGTGCTAATAATTTTTACTTTAATTTCATCAGCATCGACTGCAGAAGAAATAACTGCTGTTGCTTTTTTACTGTCCTTTGCAGCGTTCCATATTTCAACTACAAGGCCTAAGTAACTGCTATCCACAGAACTTGCTAAACCTTGTATGTTATCAATATTAAGTGCTGCACTTTCCGTTCCATTTGCTGCCAAAGTAGCGGTTTCACCAGCATTCTGAAACTCTTGTTTTACCCAAGGATTACGATGTTCAAACATCTTAAAAACTGGGTCTGGGACATTTCGCATTTCCTGATTACTAATCATGGTAGTAAAAGGGGCAACGTCTGTCCATAGCTCCTTAGTGACCTGCGGATCGACATAAAAATTCCGTCTATCCGTATAAAGTACACCAGAAGCTTTTAGTAGCTTTTCTGTAGCTGCCATTTGTAACTCCTACGTTATTAATTATCTACCTGTAGCCAACAGATAGATATTCTAGTTTACTTTATAACTACACCCTACCTAGTAAAGCATCGCTAAACATTTGCTCATCAGAT